GGGCAACGTCTTTCCCCGCTTCTCCGCGCGCCGGAGGATTCCTTGGCAAGCCTTGCTCGATAAGAAGAACCGCGGCGGGATCGGCCCCGTTTCCAAAATCTGCGACAACGATGACACGGCGGCGTCGCTGGGCCACTCCGAAATACTGTGCATCGAGTACGCGCCAAGCCGCACGTCCGAGCGGTCCAGAAACCATACCCGCGTTTGTCCACTTTCCAGGCGGCACGATGGGGGCATCTGCGCCCACCAATCCGGCGAGGAAGCATCCGAAGGCATTTCCCTTGTCACTGAGCACGCCGACGACGTTTTCCCAGACGACATTCCGAAGTCCATTTCCATCTGTATTACCGAGACCGGCGAGTTCATGCGCAAGCTCCACGAATTTGAGTGTCAGATTGCCGCGCTCGTCATCCAACCCCTTGCGGAGACCGGCGACGCTGAACGCCTGGCAGTTATGTACGACGGCGCTCTGCACGACATACGAGTGATCTTCATCGACCTCGATGTTGAATACCGTCTCCTCGCCCACGGGCGTGAAGCCGGAGACCGTCCTGAGCATCATGCCGTGCCGAACGCGAGACTTCCGCGACATGGGTTGCGGGTATGCCCGCACCTGATAATAGTCGCGCTGGTTGCACGTCCTACCTTCGATGACGCAAGTGTCTGGCGTCTCGACGAGGGCGACAGACGAGACGTAACCTTCGGCGGCCATGAGGTCGGAAATACCGTAGGCGACGGAACGGCTGGTTGTGCTGATGCTGACCTTTCCGTCCTTCGTAACCGAGCCATCGGTGTCGAGGAATCCGCGAAGGAATTCGCCGCGGAAGCTGTGCCCCATAACCCACGACGGCACGGTCTTCAGGTGTGAGTAGTGCGCGAATTCGGCCTCCAGCCAATCAGCGAAGGCCGTATCATGGATGGAGACGCGCACGATTGTTCGCTCACGGCTGACGGTATGGACGGCATTGCCAATGGCAGCCTTCAGCTTCACGTATTTCTCAGGGTTGATGCCAAGCACGACAGACTTCTTGGCCTTGCCCTCATGCTTACGTATCCACCCGTCACCGAGATACATGCCGGCGATGTACATAGCCGTCTTCACGTCGAACTTGGCGGATTCCGGCGCGCGATTGTCGTTGTCGTGGCTCAACAACTGGCACCACTGGCGACCGGGCATCTCCTTCGCCGCGACCCACTCAGGGTGGCCGCAATGCTCCACTTGGGTGTACAGATTGTTGCGCCTGGTGTTCTGATTGCGCCACTCGACCGACAGGAACGGATGGTCTGCTGTGCAAGTGATTGGTTCGCACATGCCAACGCCGGTCAGGACGCCAACTTCCTTCCGCTCATTGCCGATACGAACGACCGTGCGAAGTCTTCCCTTATGGGTGACGACTTCGTCGCCAACTTTGATGTCCTCGATGGGCACATACCCCTTCGCAGACAACACCATGTGACCAGCCGTGAAGCATGGCGTGCCGCCACAGAGGATGTCCACGCGACCAAGGGTGGTGGTGTCGATCTTGGTGAAGTCGCCAAGGTTCGGCACGTCGGGGTAGTGGTGCTTGAGCACGGCCGATGGGAACTTCTCGATTTCCGAGAAGGCCACAGGCGTCCAGTCTGGCCAAGCGACGCTGGCAGCTTCTATGCCGCTGCACACGGACAGGAAGCGGAGCGGCGGGCCTTGCGAATTGTCATTGGCGTGAATCATGGTCTCTCCTCTCGTGGTGGTGGCCGAAGCCGCTGGTGACGGCATAACGGCTTGAACTTCGGCGCGGGCCTCCAGCGTGTAGGCGATGTCTGCCTGTACGCCGACGCCATCAGGCCCGCTGTTCGGGTTGGTGCGCAATGCGCCAGCCTGAATGGCGTAGCTGGTCAAAACGGCACCTCCTCCCGCAGCAACTTCCGAAGCGTGTCGCCAAAGGCAACAACCACCCGCCGGCACAGCATGCGCTGGTCGAGCTCGTCGAAGTATTGTAGGTCCGTTCCATTGCCGCGCTCCACGATGAAGTCGCCGACCGCGTCGACCGCCCCGTCGATGGCCTTGAGCTCATACTGGTCGAAGCGGCGGATGGACTTGATGATGTCCAGCAGCGGCATGCACTCGGTGCAAAGGAACTTCGGATCCTTGTCCCCCTTGTGCTGGTATCCGATGCCGATGCCGTTTGCGCGGCGAACGCAGCAGAAGTGACACAGCGTCGGATTGCCGTGCTCGTCGCATGTTTCGTTTGATGGTATGGCCGCGCGGCCTGGGAGCTTGGTCATGCGGCACCTTTGGTTGTGAATAGGTCGGCCGGCTGGTTGTCGTTGGCGGAGCGTGGTTGTTGCGGGGCAACAACGGGGGCGCTTGTGTCCATATGGCCGATGGCCCAAGCAATGCGTGCCGTGGCTATTGGCATGTATTCGTCCTCGCGCTCGCAGCCGACGAACTGGAAGCCCTCAAGCACGGCTGCCTTGCCGGTGCTCCCCGATCCAAGGAAAGGATCCAAGATCACTCCGCCAGGCGGCGTCACGAGACGGCATAGCCACTGCATCAGAGTGGTGGGCTTGACGGTGGGGTGGGTGTTCTTGGCCTCCATCCCAGCATCACGGTCGGCACGGCTAGCCTTGGCGCAGTAGAAGAAGCGGGCGGCGGAGCCGGAGTCTGCGTGGTGCACGGCCGGGACGCGTTCACGAAAGCCATAGACGACATCGCCCTTGGCTGGAACGCTCGGCTCGTTGCCGGTCAGTTTTCCGGCCATGCCAGTTACCGGAAACGCCGCCAGCACCTCGTCGCTGCCGTCGTGGACGATGTTGGCGGGCCAGCGGCCGGCGGCGCTGCCGTTTACCCCCGGCGTGGGCGTCCAGCCGTCATCATTGATGCGCCCAAAACTATTGGGAGGACGATTGACTAGCGTACTCTCATCACCAACCCTGCACCCATCAATGTTAACCGCACCCGTGCCCCACTTCAGGATGTTCGCCGTGCCCGTCTTTTCCGAAAATGGCTTCTGCCCCATGTAGATCGGCTCAAGAGCCGGCTTCAGCGCCTGCCCACCATAACGGAAGCAGTCATAGCCGTCGGCCGCAATGCGGGTCGCCTTCGGGAATCCGGAACCAAAAATCCACGCGAGCATCGGGTGGGTGATGAAGCCAGCATCCTCCATGGCCACAGACATGCGCCCGAAGCCACGCGTCGAGGCGAAGGCCACGATGTAGCCGCCCGGTTTCAGAACGCGCAGCACGGCGGCCCACGTCTCCGGCTGGAAGGCAATGTCGCCGCCATCCCAAACGCGCCCCATGAACCCGCTGCTGGCGCGCTGGAAGGCGCCGTCAGTGCCCGCCTTGGCCGGCGCGCTGCCATCCTTGCCGAAACGCTTGACGATGCTTGTGAGGTGGTAAGGCGGGTCGCAGACGACGCTGTCGACGCTGTTCTCATCCATGGCGGCCATCGCCTCCAGGCAATCCGCCTGGTGCAGCACGACTCTACCGTCGTGCATCGTCGTGATGCTACTGTTTGCCATCTAGGGGCGGTCTCCTCTTGTGGCGCGTTGGTGGCGCGCGGTGTGGTGGTGGTTGGGTGGTCAGTAGCCGTTTTCGCGGGCGTAGGCGTTGCGGTAGGCATGGTCCCATATCTCGGCGCGCGCGCTGCCTTCCGGGTACGGGTTGCGCCGACCGTTCACGCCAGCCGGTCCCCATCCATGCACGGCGGCCAGTGCCGCAGCTTCATGGATGGCCTCGATCTCGTCGTCTTCCGGCTCGCCGCACTGTTGCGCGGCAACAGTCGGGCGGGTCATGCGACCACACGCAGCAAGATTTCCTTGATGTCCTCAATTGTGCTGGCCGCATGAATGTCGGCGACGAGGTCTTCCTTCAGAACGATGCGCTTGGCGGTCAACACACCGATGCCGCGCTCTTCGGCAAGCCGGAGGATACGCTCTCGCTGACTGGCTTCTTTTTTCGCCGCCACATCCGCAATAATACGGGCGGCTTGGACGGCGGTGTTGCCGTGGGCTATGGCGTAGGTGGGGTTGGTGGTGGTGGTGGTCATCAGCTATCGAACGAAATAAGGATGCGTTCGACACCCGAATCGGCCAGTTGCTTCAGCCCATCCATGAAATATTCACCAAACAGCCCTCGATAGGTCGTCATCTCGCCTTCGCCAGGATCTGCAGTGCATCCACCATTGAACCATCCGCCCGGCATTTGCCGCGTGACGCGCCGGTTCTCGACGGGCTGGTCAAAGTCGAAAGATGTCAACTCCTCCAAAGAATACCACGTGTGCCCGTGATGCCAGTCTGCCGCGTCGTGGTCAGCGTCAATCGGCCATCCACGCAGGTCAGCAAGTGGCGGGACGTCAGCATAGTTGCGCACATCGGCCAGCCAGCCGAACGCCGCGTAGTTGCGGTCGCTCATGAAGTCTGTCGGCACATCAACCCATTCGCCATTGATGCGCTTCTGCGCAGTTACGTGAATATCGGTTCCCATCAGATCGTCTCCTTCTTCGCTTCCTGCGCCAGCATGATGGCAATCGGATTGGTCGACGGCGTCAGACCGCCAAACGGGTCGAGATAGGAGCCGTCAGGCTGGACTCCGCCGCCCTTCTCCAGGTCGCACTCCTCCGCCTCGGACCAGCCGCAGCATGGGCAACCGTACGGGCCGTAAATCACGCCTACGCCAACGTCCGCGCTCTCGCGCCATAGCTCGCGCTCATCGCAGCGCGGGCACGGCGATGTGTCTGTAATCACCGGCCAAGGCCCATGGTCTTCGCCCGTCAGGGAGCGCAGCTTCTCGCCGTCCGCCTCAAGGGCGGCCATCATCTCCTTGTCGAACATCACGCCACCTCCATCTTGTAATCGCAGTAGAAGTCCGTGACGTTGAAGCAGAGGCCAAGCGATGGCGAATAGCCGTCCTCGTCCACGTCATCTGGCCGCGATACGACGTCGACAGCCACGGATCGCGCAACCATCTTGCCTTCGCTAGGCTCCTCCGGATCGTCGGACTCGTAGATGGCGATGCCCTCCACGTATTCCGGCCACTCAGGGTCGCATTGGTCGCGGTAGACGGCAATGAGACCGCGCGCGTCGGCCATTGCCTCGTCGAGGTTTTCGTAGGCGGTGTAGCCGTCGCCGGGATCGTGCAGGTAGTAAGCCATCACCGCGCCACCTTCCGCTCGGTTACCGAGAACCCCGGCACGGCACGCGCGCCGCCGCGAACAACCTCCTCCGCGTTTCGTTGCGCAACGGCCAGCACCTCATCCTTGGCGCGCGCCCACAGCCAATCCATAGCGACTTCCTCGTCGACCAATTCGACCGACCAAACCGTCCGCAACCCCGTCCCCGTCGTCGCAGCCTTGAACGTGCGCTTGGCTGTGGTTTCCAGCTTCTTCGCATCGGCCAGAAGCTCTTCCGCCGCCTCGCGTTCGGCAAGGTTGCCGGCCGACGCTTGCATGGCGGCGATGGCGGAAGCTCTGGCTTCCGCCGCTTCCTCGGCTACGCGACGGGCTTCTGCTTCGGCGGCTAGGCGCTTGGCGTTGCGGTAGGGTGCGAGAAGGTCGCCCAGCGCGGCCTTCGCCATGTCGACGCGGCCTTTCTTGGGCTGGATATAGCGGTTGAATTTGTCTTGTATCGCCTTCGCGGCGTCATCCAGCGGTTTCTTCTCGGCGACGCGCAACTCGTCGGCCTGCTTTCCGAGTTTATGCAGGTCGTTGTAGATGCCGGCGATGGTTTCTTCCATCTTGTCGTCGGTGATGGGCTCGCCGTCGGCGAAGTCCTTGGCCGTGTCGTAAAGGTCGTCGATCCGCTGGAAGATCAGTGCTTCGGGCGGCTGGTTGTGCGTTTTGGGCGGCAACGACGTGCCGGCGATGGCGGTTGGGTCGAAGGTGGTTGCTGTTGCTGTGGCGGTCATGCTGCTTCTCCCTTACCGAATGTAGGGCAGAGGTCGGCAATGTTGCCGCGACGGTAGTTGGCCCACTCGTCCTGCCGCTGTACATAGAACTCGCGGTACCAAGATGTCGGGTCTTCCGAGTCATTGGGTTGGGTTGTGGTGTAATCGGGGTCATGCCGCAGGACATGGTAACCCGGCGTCTCAAGGCCCATTGCCTCGGCTTCGTCCATCAAATCGATGAACCGCTCCTGCCATTCCACTGGCATTGCCTCAAGGGCGATGCGCGGCATGACGAAGTAGGACTGGCGGGAAAGACCGAACCAGCCGTGAATGGGCGCGTCGACCCACGTTCCGTCCGCTTGCTGGTGCATGTTCATGCTGCTTCCCCATAGTAAGCTGCGCGCGCCTTGCGGCAGTGGCCGAGATTGATGTGCGCGCCGTCTTCTTCGTGGAAGTCCATCATCGTGGAGTTTGGCTCGTCGTCGGACCAGCTATCGGCCATGGCCACAAACGGAACCATTGCCATTTCGAGTTCGACGATGCGCTCACGCAGCGCCTTCAGTCCCGCCGCTTCGCCAGTTGCGGCGGCGCTGTCTTCCAATCTTCTGGCCATCAAAATTCTCCTCTTCGTGGTGGTGGCGCTGGTGAGGCGCGGTTTGCCCAGTATTAGCATTTTTACAAATTTGTCAAATACTCCAACGCGCATTATGGAGTTCGCGGAACTCGTCGACGCGCGTTTGATTGTTGGTGTTGGCGATGAGCAACGCCCGAACCGCCTCGCCAGCATCAACGCCCTTGCGGGCGGTGAATGCCAGGCTGCGCATCGCCTTTGGGAGGCCGGCAACCTTCTCGACCGCGAACTCTTTCTGCGGCACGTTCTCGTTGTCGGCGATGAATCCGCGCAGGGCGGCGCTAGTCTCGGCAACGCCTGCCTCGACGGCATCACGATAGGAACGCGCCGCGTCGGCATCCGGCTCATCGAGCAGCGGAAGGACGTCATCAAGTCCGCCGTTCAGAACCAGCGCCAGTATGTTCTTCTCCTGCAGGATGCTGTCTTTCGCCTTGTGCTTCAGGACGTAGTCTTCGCCCTTGGCCTTAACCCACAGACCACCATCGAAGCGGACGACGAAGCCCTCGAAGCCAAGAACGGCTCGCGCATAGGCGGCGAATCTTGCGCCGCTGAAATTGTGGCCACTTTCAAGAACCGTAACGGCGGCGACACCCATCTCCGCGGCCCACGCCTCACAGAACTGGCGAGTGGTGTAGTAGCCGGAAGCGGTCTCGCGAATGGCAAGCAGCGTCAGTCGGCTGTCGTCGTATCGAACCACGATGCGGTTGTCCGGCGCAGTCCACTCGAAGATAGGCGTATAGCCCCAGTGCAGGAGCGTGATGCAACCGTCTTCTACGGCGCGCGTCAGGTGCCGCTCCGCCTTGATCGCAACGTCGGTGCGTCCCATGCGGGTCATGAAGACAAGCTGGCCGTTGGTCATCGCGGCGTGGATCATGGAGCCGTCCATCTTCTCCATGATGGTGTGCGGCTCGGTGAAGTCCAGCACATGCGCCTGCGTGTCCTCCCGCTCGTTGATGTTGAAGAACTTGTGGAGCGGACGCGCCAGAATGCGCCCGTCCTCCCCGAACTTCAGGCCGCGGCACTCCATGCGGATCGGGTCGTCGAAGCTGTCTGTCAGCGCATAGACATAGTCGATGACGCTGTAACCGTCCTTGCGCGCAACGATGAAGTCTGTGCGGCCCTCGATGTGCGGCAGGACATCGTTGATGTGGTTGATGGTGGGGTGGGTCATGCCGCCGCCCTCTCATCCGTCCGCCGAATATCTACGACGTGAACGTTCGGCAAGCCGTCTCCGGCCATAATGTCCTTCAGTGACGACTGGAATCGCTCGTGGTGCGCCTCGACCAGCGTCTTGTCGCCGACTTTGACATCGGCGCGCCAGCCCGCGTTGCGCACCTTGTCGGCGAGCGGTCGATCGACGACGATGTAGGAAATGTGCGCACCTACCGGCGCCAGCGAGACGCAGGCAAGGCGGTCCCGGCGACGGAGGTTGGTCGCGTCGATGCACACCGGAAGACCGCTATCAAGGCGAGCCTTGGCGATGCGGTGCAGCGCCGTAAAAACGTCGTCGTTTCGGTCCTGACACCGGAAGTCGCCGGTGTATTCGGCGCGCAGATCGTCGCTCGAGATGTAGCCCGGCAACCCCTTGGCGAAGTGCGTCTTCCCCGCGCCCGATGGGCCAACCATGAGCGTCAGGAGCGGGCCGTCGGTGGCCGGGGCGATCTTGCGCCCATCGCCCTCCCAGTCTGCGACGACCTGAAAGCACGGCACCCCTTCGGCGCGCCACATATCGACGACGCGCTGGCGATCATCGTATACGATGTCAGGGTATACGGCCTCCTGATGAAGCCAGTGGCGCTTGAGGATTGCGTCGGGCGTGTTGTCCCCCGCGGCGCGCATGTGCTGGAGGAAGCAAGGGTCGATACCGTGGCGACCGAGCCAGTCTTCCGTCTCGCGCCGGACGACGTCGGAGCGGGCCGACCACACCCGCACCTTATGTCCGGCGTCGAGGTGGGCCTTGAATGTGTTGATGACGTGGAGGTTTGGCATATCGTCGACGCACGCGGCGAAGAACGCGTCCCAGTCCGGCTTGCGCGTTCCGCGCACGAAATGGACTCTGTGGCTGATGTCAGCCAGAGTCCCGTCAAGATCGAATACGACGAACATGCGGTCTCCCCTCGGTGGTGGCGGTTTCGCAATGGTGGTTTGGTAGCGTCAAACTAGACGCGATTTACAAATTTGTCAACCTAGAACGGAATCTCGTCGTCCCATTCCTCGTTCCACTTCGGGCGGTTGTCGTTGTCGGCGACCGGCGCGTTGTCATTGGCTGCCCGATGTTGGCCGACGGCATGGCCGGCGACATCCCAATATTTGTCACGCGGCTTGACCGTGATCTCGACCGTCTCGGCGAGCTCGCCCTGCCGCTCCAGCCATTCCAACGGCGATGCGGGGAACGGACGCTGGCCACCGTGCGCCATCCAGTATCGGTCGGCCTTGGTCTTCGGGAATCCTTTGTGGGCCGGGCACATCCATTCATTGATGGTCGTCATGCCGCACAAGTAGCTGACTTTCACCGTGTCGGGCTTGTCGCCCTTGCCGGGATGGTGTCGGAAGGTGCGGCTGGTGACGGTGCGGGATTCGGGTTCCGCGACGGTTGCGAGAATGGCCACGTCGGTAGGTTTCGCCGTGAACTTCGGCTTCTCCTCAAGTGGAACTCCTCGCCGCAGTTCGGGCAGACGCGAGCGCCCGCCGCGCAGATCTCCTCGCACCGGGGGCACAACTTGATCGGGGCATCCCCTTGACCTTTTCCGGGTCGCTTCGGTCGCACACAATCAACCGGCCCGTGCCGCTCGATGTTGCCGGCGAAGTTCATGTACCGGCAATTCGGCTTTGGTCCGCGAGCGATGGCGGCCTTGCGGCCTTCGGCGTCCGTGGAATCAGGATCGAACCCCGGCGGCCAGACGACGCGAGTGCCGCGAACGGCGCGCTGGACGTACCTGCTGGTTGATTCCGATGGGGCCAAGTCAGCCACAAGATCCACTGGCGGGATATTCGTCCCGGTGGAAAGTACGTTGTCATTCGTGCATCCCCAAAGCTTGCCGCTTTTGAGGTTGGCGATGATCTTCCGGCGCTCGCCCTTCGGCGTCTTCCCACTAAGAACCTCGCAACTGAAGCCGGACGCCCTGATCTCGTCTCGGACGTGGGTAGCGTGGTCGATTCCGTTGCAGAAGATGATCGCGCACTTGCGGTTCTCCTCACGCGCGTACCGTGTGATTTCCTCAACAGCGGCGCGCGTAAGTTCCTCCTTGTCGGTAGCCTTGGCCAAGTCTGATTTCTTGAAGTCGCCAGCCTGTCGATGAACGCCGGTCATGTCGTAGACGAACGAGCTCGGCTTGCTGGTGAGGCGCGACAGGTAGCCGTCCTCAATCCCCTGCGCGAGGCTGTAGGTGTAGACCACCTTATCGAAGAGGCGATCGTCACCCTCGTCGAGGCGGCCGGAGTCGAGGCGGTATGGCGTCGCAGTGAACCCGACCAGCTTCATGTCCGGATTGATGGCAAGCAGCGCGGCAATGAGACGGCGGTACATCGTGTTGCCATCGTTCGGCACCAGATGCACTTCGTCGATAACCATCACATCGATATGGCCTATCTGTGCCGCCTTATCCCAAACAGACTGCAGTTGCGCAAAGATGACCTGCGACCGGGTGTCCCGACGACCAAGTGCGGCGGCATAGATGCCTGCGTTCGCGAACGGAAGCATGCCGACAAACTCCTTGAAGTTGTCGGCTACTAGCTCCTCCACATGGACGCAGGACAGCACCCGCATGCCGTCGTAGTCCTCGACGAGCCGTTTGATGAGCATGCCCATGGTGCCGCTCTTGCCGGTCCCGCCCGCCATGTCGACGAGCGGATGGCCAGGATCTTCGGCCCAGTAGTCGAAGATGGCATCAATTGCCTCGACCTGATAATATCGAGGGGAAAAGGCCATTAGACGCCCCTCCCACTCTCTCCATTGGACCTCAACCGCACCCGCTCCCGCTCGACGATCTGCCGCACGCGCTCGCGCGAAATGCCGTTGTCGTTGGCGATCTCGAGCAGGCTGTCGCCCTCCGCCGCGCGCAGGAGGAATTCACCACCGCGGCCAGACAGCTTGGCGAGCGTGGCCGACAGAGCGACGTAGTCCTCCTGGCGCGGCGGTGTGGCGCGGTTGGCGACGTCGACGCCGTGGACCAGCGTGACGCGCTTGCGGCGGGCCGTGTTGGTCACGCAGCCCCGCATCTGCCAGAACAGCCAGTTCTGCATGCAGCCGTCCTCGCGGAAGTTCTGCCAGTGCGACAGGGCGTAGACGATGGTGTCGTGAACCAGTTCCTTCCGCGCATCGCCACGGAAGCCCAGTTTACCGGCCAGCCACTTGAGGTTCGGTATGTGGGCCGTGACTGCTGCGTCGAAGGATGGGGGACGGGTTGGGGTTTGGGTGGTGGTCATGCGGCGGCTCCGAATAGGTCGGCTTGTGGGGCGTTGTCGTTGGCGGCGCGCGGTTGTGCTTGCGCGGCAACGGGCGCGCGGGCTTCGGCGAAGTCTACGCAGACAATCTCGCACATCGGCGAAACGCCCTTCCAATCGTTGAGGTAGAAAGCGGTATCGATGCCGCAGCCGGCCTCGAAGTACAGGCCCGTTTGCTCTTGGAACTTGACCGCCTTGCCGTCCTTCTGGCGCTCATAGTACTGCTTGCCGCTGTAGCTGAAACCCGCCGACATCTGCGGCACGATAAACGCCCCGCTGTCGGCAAGGTGGGCAGCTATGTCGATGACGTGGAACTCAAAGTCCCTGCCTGTGTAGCGCGGCGCGTTGCGGTCTCGCTTTATGTTGCCGAACGGCGGATTGCTGATGGCGGTATCGAAGCGGCCAAGGTCCATGTCAACGATGTCCAGCACGTCGGCCAGTATCCACTCGGCCTCTGGCAATATCTTCTGCCCGACAGCAAGGTAATCAGGATTCCGCTCGACGCAGGTGATCCGCGCCCGCTGGTGGCTACGGTGCCAGCACGCATAGGAAAGCATGCCGATGCCTGCGCACAGGTCGATGATGCTGCCGCCGTAGCCGCCCTGCCCGATTGCGTCGATGGTGAAGTCGAACGCCATATCGTAAGGAGTAAAGAACGCACCCGCTGCGCCGTTGACGTGGTTGGCTGACTCGTTCCAGTTCTTCAGCACGAAGTCCTTGTCGTCCTCGGTCAACGCCGGTTTCGTGAGGATGTCGCACGCCTGCGCATGCGCCTTCGCTTGGGCTTTGGTTAGCTTGGCCATTTACGCCGCCCTCCCCATCACCTTCACCAAATTCCGCCGCGCCCGCTCTTCCTTCTGCCGGATGTTCTCGCGCGACGTGCCGGTCTCTTCGCCGATCTCCTCCAGCAGCACGCCCATGGCGCGTCGCAGGACGATGTCGCCGTTGCGGATGCCGCCCAGCGCCGTAACGGCCCGCTGTAGATCGAAGGCTTCTTCCTGCGACGGCTGTGCGTAGGTATCCAATGTCGCACGTTCCTTGCTGGTCATCGACGGCATCCGGCGCTTCTGCGCTCGTCGCGCCACCTTCAACGCGCTTGCCGTGCCGCGCAGGCGTATCTGTGCCCAAGTCTTGAATGTCTCCATGCGGCAGCCGCCAGCACGCCGCAACATCGTGTCTACGGCCTCCTGCAGCAGTTCCTCGCCGTCGGCGCGATTGCCGGCCATGAACGTGGCCTGGCGGCGTAGCGTGGGCAGATATGCGACGAGGGCGGCATCGAAGCCCGGCGGTCGGGTGGTGGTCATGGTGGTCTCCTCTTTGTGGTGGTCGGCGGTGGTGGTCGGCGGTGGTGGCCGCCTAGTGGTCTTCGGTGTTGGCCGGCCGATTATCCCGACCGTCTAC